ATTCTATCCGCTTTTCTGTCTCCAGTATAGGGGCGAATATCACGCATCTTGTAGCCAAGACGGTCAAATTCTCGCTCTGCTGGGTTCTTAGCCTCACGAACAGTCACACCAGTAAGCTGCCTAACTGTAGGCGCACCTAAGATAGATAGGCCATCAGATATTTCTATTGGAGATATTTCTTTATCGGTAAATGGAATCTGTAATGTCTCAGGGCGGCGAGGCGCATCTGCGCGTGTAGGTGACTCAATCGTCTGTAACTCCCGCTGCAAGATAGGTACGCTGCGCTGAAGGTTTCCAAGAATATCCTCAAGAGAGAAGTAGCCCTCTTGGTCGGAGCGAGGAACGTATTGACGGAACTCCTGCTTCTGGTCAATAAAGTCATTGAACATGCGAAGCGGCGTAAGAAATCCACCAAGCACATCAGATGTCCAACGTGTGACTACGTTCCTAATTCTCTCTTCACTGTCAACACCGCTAACGTCATTGATAAGGGAGTCAACCAACGACAAACCAGTGCCAGCGCGGAACTGTGCGCCAGTCAAACCCTGAATAATATCCTTTGAATCAATACCACCAAGACCACGCTCTGCGCGAACCGCAAGGTCTGCAACAAGCATATATGGCGTTAGTGGGAAATAGGGACGCATATCAACAGTCTTTCCTGTTTCCGTCTCAATCTCATACCACTTTTTATCGCCCACAGAGTCACGCTTTGCCTCAATAGCGGCAAGCAACGCAGCAGAGCCAACCATAGTTTTTGCTAAAACTTGAGAATCACCAGCCGCAACTCTTTGTTGCTCTTTTTTACTAAGAAGAGAGAGAGGGCCAAGAGGGCTATGCTTGAACTGAAACTCCATAGCGTTTGCCATAAATCGGGCAAACGGGAAAACCGCAGTTGTGACAAACGGAATAGAGTTTGAGAAGTCAATAAAAGCCTTGCCCAGCTTGCCCTCTGGAGTCTTGGCATATGTAAACTCAAGAGCATCATCTACAGCCTTCTCAATGTCAGAGGTGGATATTTTCTCAATAGCCCTGCCATCTTCCTGCATCAATTTTTTAAGGTCTACGCCACGCTTGGAAAGGGTGTTTTCAAGGGACGCAGAAAACATTGCACGACGAAAATAATACTCCTGCATCCTGTTAAGAGTGTTCAATCCATCTGTTAATTTACCCGCCAGCTTAAAGGTTGTGTTTTTTGAGGCATCCTTAACGTCTGATACATAGTTGCTAAACAACCTATCTTTTTGCGCTGGCAAGTAATCAACCAACTCAGTCACATCTTTAGCAAACTTCTTGTCTCTACTTATATTCATAAGAAGATTAAAGGTCTTGTTATGGTCAACAAGTCGCTGCTCTTGACCAAACAACTTTCGCACTGGATTAAAGGCTTGGTTTAATGAGTTATCAACTGCATTAACTAGTGTGTTCATACCAACACGACCATACTGCGCTGTAAAGTTACGGGCAAATGTAGCAACTTGGCTAACCAGCAAACCACGGCGCACGTTATCAAGCTCCGTAGCGCCCTTGTGAAACTTGCGAAGCAGTGATGCACCCATCATGTCTTTCGGCGCTTTGCCCGAAATCTCTTCAGATATGGAACGCAATCCCTTCTTGGCAGCAGATAATTTCTGCAAAGTTCTACCAGCATCAGAAGCGCCCAAGCGGAATAGCTGCGAAAGCTCAACTTCATTAATCTTGTTTTGCTTCAGCACATCGCTAAATGCCTTCATATACTCATCGCTAGTGCTTGTGAGTTGGAGTATCTCAAAAATCTGGTCAGATACCTTTTGGTCTGGCGCGACTGGTATCTCCATTCGATTCATAAAGTCTTCAGCAACCCTTACGCCCTTCTCTGTTACATCAAGCACGGGTTCAAGGTTAAAGCCCTCTGGTGCGTCAGCAAGATTTGCTCTCACACTTTGCGCGGCATCTTCGTCATACGGAACGACATCAAGAGCAACATCTGTGGTTTGGGTTTCAAGGGCTTTTGTTTGAGACTCAAGGGCTTCCTGATATTGCTTGCCTGTTTTTCTGCCAGCTATAGCGCCTATACTGCCACCCAAAACGCTACCAGCGCCAGCACCAATAGCTGCTGACTGAGCAATGTTCCCTAAGTCAATAGAGTCTTGCGCGTCTGCTTGCACACGCGCAGTTTCACGACCAAGCTGGTCAGCAGCAGAATACACACCACCCTCTATAGCACCGATTTTTGCACCTTGCGTAAGGCCAGCTTTGGTTGCTTGCTTAACACCCTCTTTGATGCCCTGCTTCAGTGCTTGTGTACCTGCCGTAGCCGCACCAAAAGTACCTATTCCAAGATAGGTTGACGGGTCAAACGCCAGACCCTTCACAGCACGATACGCGCCAGCAAGGCTGGGTGCTTTTTCGTCATACATATCCATTAGATTAACGAAAGATTCTTTCTGCTCATCCGTAGCATCGCCAAGCTGCGCAGCCTCAAGACCCATCTTGGGGAGGTTGTAATTAAACCAACCCATGTAGCGCAAACCATAGTTTGCAGCTTCTTCATCTGACTGCAACTCAGGTGCGTCTGGGCCTTCATTCATCGCGTAAACATTACGAGATGCTTGAATCCAGTTTGCGTCTTTTACGATAGTTTCTTCTGTGAGCTTTTCAGGTTCACCAAAAGCTATAGCCTCTAGCTCCTCGTCAGACATCTCTGAGAAAGAAGGCACTTGGGGAGCGCCATAAGCAATAGCCTCAAGCTCATCATCTGTCATTTGAGAGATGTCTTGCTGGGACATAATTAACGCTCCTCGCGCTGTCGCCTGCGTCTCTCAAGTTCTTCTCTGGCTTGTTGTTGTGCGGGAGTCCCCAGAACCCTTGTGTCTCTTGGCTGTGCTGAATCTGGCTCATCAATCATTTCGGAACGCTTCTTTGCTTCTGCAAAAAGGTCAAATCCTCCAGCACTCATTAACTTGTTATAGGCATCCTGCTCAACTGGAGACAGAGGCTCTGGCGGTTTTTTGAGTAGCTTTCCTATAGCTATAGTCCCAATCTGCTTAACCAAATCAACTGGCTTGCCTTCGGCCTTAAAAGCCTCAACTGGATAAGCCGCCTTAAACGCACTCTTCTTTTCTGTGTCAGTCGCCTCTGGGTCTGCCAAAACATCAGCAAGTTTATCTTGTGCTTGAATTTGTTTCTTTTGACGCGCACGTTGCTCTTTAGCAACCTTGCGCTGCTCCATACGTTCAATCTCTTCGCCACCAGCCGCAAGACCTTCAGCAAGACTTTGACCAAAAGAGATGGGCGTACGACTTGGGCCGCGCAACAAGGAACGACTCAATGCTGCTGCACGAGCGCGGCCTTCATCACCCTCGAACAAACCGCCAAGCTCCTTGCCAGCACTGCGAATACCGCCACCAATACGACCAAGCAAGCTGGGTGCTGGGGTAGACTGACGTTCAATTTCGTCAAGAGCGCTCGTCTTCTGAGAAAGCCTATCACGAACCTTGTTGTCCAAAAGATAGTTACTATATCGAGCCTCTTGGTCTTTAGTGAGTTGTGGGGCGGGAGACACATAGTCAAATCCAACAGGCGCTTGAGTTGACATCATCTCAGGAGTCAACAAACCTACAGGAGATGGGGCAATCATTGTCGTGGCTGGTGTCGATGTGCGCCGCGCCGCAAGCATCTCAAGAGAACGCGGCCCTAACAGACCTAACAGATAGTTTTGAAGCGGAACACCGCCGCCAGCTTGAGCCACCTGACCCGTTCCTTTTAATGCATTGCCAAGAAGACCGCCAACTGTTGTGGGTCTAGTAAGGGGGGTATCATACATAACTTATCTCCTAACTTCCAGCCAGCAAGCCAGCACCAAACCTCAGATAGTCATTTTCAATGCCAGCGCCAGCCGCACCAAGATAACCACCCAAGAACTGTTGACCACTGCTAGGCTCAAAGTAAGGTGTAATCTGCGTTGAAACCTGACCCATTGGGAAGCCAGCAATAATGTTTTGATAACGAGACAACTGCTCCATTGGAGATGTTTGCCCATACTGGTAACGCTGCATAGCTTCTTGGATGCCACGTTGCTCTTGAGCTTCACGAGCAGCGCCGACCTGTTGCAGGCGAGCAATGTCAGAATAGTCAGCAGCAGCCATAGCTGGGGCCATCTGTGCGGCTTGCAGTCCAAGACCGCGCTGCGTAGCAAAGTCACGATAGGCTACATCAGCAGCTACATCACCCAATGCACGGGCTGTAACATCAGCAGCAGCACCAGAACCTAAACGACCACGTTGAGCCAGTTGACTCTGCACACGGGCTTGTACGGGGTCTAGCGCACGTTGGATAGCACCAGTAAGCAAACCAGACTGTGCAGGCGGTACATACTGACCCTCCGCTCCAGTGCTGCCAAGAAACGAACCAACAGTCGATTGTGCTTGTTGTGTCAGTGGGCTACCAGCTACGGCGCGTTGCTCCTGCATACGCAGTGCTTGCTCTGTCTGTGGTGTGAAACCAGCGTAAGTCTGACCTTGATAAAACTGCGGCGCACCAGCTTGATACTGGCGCAATGCCTCAGACATACCATATTGCAAGAAGGGTTGAGCAAAAGCATCAACACCTGTCTGGGTTACTGTTTCTGTAGTTCCGTCTGCCATTTTATTTACCTCTGGCCTTAATTTATACGGTTATCCACCGTTTGTAAACGCTATCCTAGAACAGCATAATGAAAAAGAATATCACTTGTATTTGCGTTGCTGCGATGTGTAAGTGTAAAGGTTTGTTTGCCCACGCTACTAATATAGAGATGAGATAGCTCTTGGGCTGCATTAGACGATTTAGGTGTCCAAAGAATCACGCTATTAGGGTTTACGCGCAAATCATTAACTGTTGTAGTTGTAGAGCTTGCAGTCAACTGAAACGCACCAGTAGAGTTTATCTTACCCTCTACAAGGTTGTTGACCACCTCCGCGACCTCACGAGGCGTACCACCCATATTCGGAAGTCTTCGGTACTGGTTAGCCATTACCTGCGTCCTATCGTGTTGGCATCAACGTCAATGCCCTGCGCCTTCTTCCACTCACCACTCAAATTCAAACGCACCCGATGATAGCGTCCGTTAGAGCGTACAGGGCAGAAGTTGTCATTGTTTAAGGTAGATGCACTACCAAATGTAAACGTGTCAACCTGACGATTACGAGAGGCAACCTGTGCCGTCACTGTGCCAGTAGAATTTTCACGCAAGCTAACATATGGGATGACATTGTTGAGTAGCGAGTGAGAGCCTGTGCGAACCTCAAACTCAGCAGTCTCTACTGTTGCGCTCAATGTGCTTCCTGTGAAGGTTTGGATTTTTTTGTCTTTTGAAGCGGCAAATAGAAACTCGCCGCCGCGATAGACAGCACCATCGAGAGAAGCAGGTAGAACGTCAAGATTACCAAAAGCAGCATCAAGAGCTTCAAGAGTGTAGCCAGCGGTATAAATAGGTGCAACCATATCCACAGCAACAGACGCGGTACTCCACTTATCAAGCGCATAGTTATAGATAATAAGTTTGTCAGGTGAACCATTCGTAGCCGCCGTACTTGCATAAGACCAAACAATAATCTGGCGAAGCGGGTCAGCAGAGGCTGTCATATTCTTAGCATATGCGCCGTCCCAGTCTTCCAAGAAGAAACGGTTTACCTTCTCTGCACCGATGGCGCGAGAACGCTCACCATCAAACATATAGAAGCCGTCATCAGCCAGATAGAAGACACTGTGACCAACATTACAAACGCTACCAGCAACCTTACAGCCACGCACCGTCTCCACCTTATCGAACTGGAATATCAGTGGCGCACCGATGTAACTACCGCGCACAATGCCCTTCTCCATAAGAATAGTGGCATATTCACCGCCGACAAGTCCAGTCACATCGCCCATGTCTTGAATGTCTTGGAAGTCAGCCTGAGTCGTAGCAGACACAGCCCAGCTTGTGTAATCACCCAGCGCAGACCAGCGCACACGATAGGGTTTGTTGCCATCTGTTGAGTCATGCGTAAAGCCAGTCATTACAAAGTCACGCACAACTGCAAGATACTTGGCCTTTGGTGCATCAGCAGAAAGGTCAGCAAATAACCCAGCGCCAGCAGCAGTAGCTGTTTGAATGGGGTCGGCAAAGTTTGTGCTAATCACAGCTTCGCCAAACTGAACAAAGCGAGGGCGGTCTTCTGCGCCAGTGCTGTAGTTTCCAGACTTGCTAACATTATCAAGCGAGCCATCAGTCGTATCAAACTTGTAAATCTTTGTGCGGTCAGCAGCATAC